TAAAAAGTTGGGATCTGTATATAAAATTCCATTTACTCTGATTGCTTTTTTTTTGATAATATTATATAATTTGGAAGGAATCAATGTAATGTCTGCGACTCCTTGAAAATTGACAAAAACTTTAAATGTGCCGTGATGTTGTCCTGCTTTTGCTTCAACTTCTGTATATCCTTTTTCAAAATATAAATCCGCTAATTCTTTCGCATCGTTCAACGCATTTGGAGAGAAAAAGTCGTAATCAGGTAAATCAATATCTTCATTATATATTTTATCTTGTTCTGGTAATAAAGCATTAATAGAAATGCCGCCATAACAGACCAACGCCTTTTTTTTAATGAAATTTTCTACAATAGAAATCATTTCTTGTGTTTCTTCTGTTTTAATCATTCGTTTAGCTATTTTAGCTTCGGCTTCATCAACTTGCATACGCAATATAGCCAATTCACAATCACTGAAACTCATTGATTTATCACACACCTTGTCTTTCATAATATATAGTGATATCTTTTTTCACCAGTTTAAATACTAAAACTAAAATAATCACTTGAAATGTCTCGTGATTCATAAGACAATTCGGGACGTTGAGGTGTTGGGTCCGGCAATTCAACAGGCATGTATCTCAATCTCTCTGGTTTTAAAGCAAAGGCAAATCCAACTTTATCAAAAAATCCAATATTTTCTTCCAAATAATTATCTACATATTGGTATCTCATTGCAATCATTTGACAACCACTTTCTCTCACAACGATTCCATTTGGATTCACTGGATTTATTTCATTGTCTGGCATTCCCATTGACAAGTTTTGTTTGTTATATTCTTGCAATTCAATAAAATCCGGTGCATATTTAATATCATAATAACGCAATGCTCTCATAAAAATAGAATTGCTTGTCATGTTTACATATTCCATAAATTGATTGTTTTCTAAAAACATTTTATTTTCTCTATCAACAATAAGAATAATATTGTTTTTTGATGCAAATGTAAGCAATGGCACTGACCCAATATTTTTGCCATGATTTTCATAACTATACTGTTCTCCAAGCATAAATCCGGAATATTGTTTAAACAAGTCCGCGAAATTTGCAATCATTTTTGAATTGTTACTTTTTATTCTCAAATGAACAATTAATGGGTCTGTATAATTCGGTGCGGTGCTAGCTGAAAACGCATAATTCGTTAAAATATTCATTACTTCTGAAAACTCTACATAATTATATGTTTCCTTTACATAATTATTGTCTAAAATAGAAGTAGACACAACCGGTTTGTCATCAATGGAATATATTTCAAAATCAAGTCCTCGACATCCTTGTTTTAATACATTAATTAAATTACACGTGTCTACATAATCATTTTTATAACTTCCACCACTACAGCAATTATAAGCGGTTTTAATATAATAATCCTGTAAATTAAATTGACATTGTTTGGAGGATGCGTTCAATGGTTTAAGTTTTGTATTTAATGTGCCATAAATGTTATTCATAAATGTGCATTCCCTGCTTCTTAATCCAGTAATATATAAATAATAAAATATTCCTGAAATTATAACAACTAGACTAATAATAAAAATAATTATTTGTGGGGCATTTTTATCCATATTATTATATATAAGAAGTATTTAAAAATATAAAAATACTTATATATTAATGGGTGGAGGTCTATTAAATTTAGTAAGTCAAGGTCAGCAAAACATTATATTAAATGGCAATCCTAGTAAAACATTTTTTAAAACAACCTATGCCAAATATACCAATTTTGGATTACAGAAATTTCGTGTAGATTTTGATGGTTCCAGAACATTGAGATTGATTGAAGAATCCACGTTTACATTTAAAATACCTAGATATGCCGATTTATTAATGGATTGTTATATTTCTGTTGATTTGCCTTCTATTTGGAGTCCCATTTTTCCACCTCAACAAAATTCACAAAATGAAAATCCTGATTGGGTTCCATATGAATTTCAATGGATAGACAATATTGGCGCACAAATGATTAAAAATGTTACGATTACATGTGGCAATCAAACATTACAGGAATTTTCCGGTGCATATTTATTATCAATGGTCCAACGCGATTTTAGTGGTCCTAAAAATGAATTGTTTAACAGAATGATTGGAAATGTGGTTGAACTAACAGACCCAGCCAATGCGAGTGGGCGTGTAAATACATATCCAAACGCATATTATAGCCCAAGTGTTCCTGGTCCTGAACCATCTATTCGTGGAAGAACATTGTATATTCCATTAAACGCATGGTTTAATTTAAAAACGCAAATGGCATTCCCATTAGTCGCATTACAATACAATGAATTACATATAACGATTACTCTGCGTCCAATTTATGAGTTGTTCACTATTCGCGATGTAATGGATCCACTTAATCAATATCCACGAGTTGCTCCGAATTTTAATTTATATTATATGCAATTTTATCGTTTTCTTCAACCACCTCCTGACATATGTATTGGGGTAAATTCATATGTAGACACACGAACATTATGGAATTCCGACATTAATTTAAACTGCACATATTGTTTTCTCTCTAACGATGAATCAAGATTGTTTGCTTTAAATGAACAAAAATATTTATTTAAACAAGTGCGCCAAACTATTTTTTATAATGTTACAGGACCAAATAAAATACAATTAGATTCATTGGGATTAGTTACAAGTTGGATGTTTTATTTCCAACGAAGCGACGCAAATCTGCGAAATCAATGGTCTAATTATACCAATTATCCATATGGAGAGGTTCCATTTAATGTTATTCCTGCTCCCATGGATGACATGTTTCCAGTTCAACAATACGATGGATGTTCTTTGTATATTGGTCCTGGACAAAACATTGGTGGAAGCCCTACTGGTTTAATGATTACACCTATTTATACTATTGAAAACATAAAAGAAATATTAATTACATTAGGCATATTGTTAGATGGACAATATAGAGAGAACTTGCTGCCTGTGGGGGTGTTTAATTACATTGAGAAATATGTTAGAACTATGTCAAACGCACCAGATGGATTATATTGTTATAATTTTTGTTTAACGACAGACCCATTTGATTTGCAACCTAGTGGTGCATTAAACACAAATCGTTTTAATTTAGTGGAATTTGAATTCACTACAATTACCCCTGCGTTAGATCCAAACGCTCAAACACTCACTATATGTAATCCCGCAACTGGAAATATTATTGGCATTAATAAACCGACATGGCGAATTTATGATTACAATTTCAACATGGTTCTATTTGAAGAGAGAATTAATGTTGTCACTTTTGTTGGTGGTAATGCTGGATTAATGTATGCGACATAATAATAATAAATTTAAATATCTGAATGTCTTTTTGATTTAATAACCTTTTCTTTTATTAAATCAATAAATTACGAAAAATAGGAATTAGAAGAGAGAGGTCCTTCGTCTATAAATTCTCCCGTAATTGAATATCTTTTTGAATAATCCGGCATATTTGGCAGACCTGTTGGTTTATATCTTTTATCAAATAGTTTTCTCTCTTGATTAAACGCGGAACGCCACACATTTGTCCCAAAATTTGCTTGTGGTGCCGGTTCAAACTGGTATTCTCCATTACCATAAAGTTTTGCTTGTGTTCCAATATCAGTTGTTAAAGTAGAATAAGCAGGGGTAACCCCAGCCGTCAATTTGCCAGCATCATTGTTTCCTGGAACATTGTCTTTTGTAGGAGGCAATGGAGGAACAAAAGGCTGACAACCAGGACAATCTATATCTGACAAACATTGTTGTCCTGTTTTAGAACATCGCGCATTTATACACATGTTTGTACAACTAAAAGTAGTAGTTAAGGGTAAATTCACAGTGTTTGTGGTTTGACTGCTTTCTTGACTGCTTTCTTGACTGCTTTCTTGAGTGCTTTCTTGACTGCTTTCTTGACTACTAGATTCATTATCAAAACCTTCACACACTTTTTTAGACAAGACAAACAATAATAAAATAAAAAATACTGCTAAAAAAACTTTAAGCATATATATCCAAAACATTTTATTATATTATAATATGTCTGACATTGATTCTAAAAAAGATAATAGCAAAAAAATTGGTGATTATGGGAAAAAACTTGGATCATCCATTATTAAATTTTGTATACTTATTTTAATTGGTTGTTTAATATTATACGCAAGCAAATCATGTGGTTCTGGTGTATTTGATATCATAAT